GCTAGTTGTCAGTATCTGCAAGAACCGGCCCGGCAGTAAGTGTTTGATTACGTTTACTTGGTCAGAAGCAATAGTAATGTTTACGCCTGCGTCGTCTTCTGTGCCCGGCGTGTGGTTCTCAAAGTCAGCAGAAACAGAACCAAATATTGTTTGCGGTTGCCCTGTTGTGCCAGCAAAGTACAAACGCTGTTCGTAAAATGCCACAGCCCTTGGGAATCCTTGGTCGCCGCCGAAGGCTCCTAGTGACCACTTCTTTGTCGCGTTTCCTGAACCAATCGTGTTGTGTGGCAACACACTGATACCGCCATCATCTTCCTTAACAGTAGCTGTTACAGTAGTCGCGTTAGTAAAAGCTGTTATCTCTGCGTAACCTGTATCGTCGTGTCTGTATTGCCAGTCTATGTCTCCGTAAGTCTCTGTGCCTTCAACGTGGACAGGTGGAGTATTATTAGACGTTTCTGTGCTGCCAGAAACTTGCTTGTAAACATGACCATCATACCGAACAAAAGAGTTATTGTTATAGCTAGTGTTTGCCGACCAAACATCATAATGTATTTCCAGAACTTCTCTCAGGCGAATTAGCCTGCCAACGTCACCGCTCGTAAATAAATCAGCAGAAGCGGTAATAGTTACGCTACCTGTATCAGAAGAAGCATAGATAGTTGTGTCTGTAATGTTCTCATCAAGGTACGGGCCATCAACAAAATCAATATCATCTAAGGTAAAGGATGTTGCCGTCGTTCTTGTTAGCTTTGCTGGTGCATGGTCCTTGTGCGCCATGTAAAGAACATCAGCAGACTGAGCATGGTTTATTTCGAATATATCCGTAACGCTGTAGGTCGTAGCTACTTCAACAATTCTTCCCACCGCACCGCCCGATGTGTAAGCGCTGTATCCGCTGCTATCTATGCCGGTCAGCTCAAAAGTATCGGTTGTCTGGTTTGCAACAGTAAACTCTAAGTTATTTAACTGTGACATTCCTGCAACACCTGAGATAAAAACTCTATCTCCGTTAGAAAAACCATGCCCGGCGGCTGTTACGACAGCGGGGCTTGCTTGGGTTATTGCTGTTATGGAAGTAGTTGTTTCAGTCAGTATTCCACCGTCTTTGAAAAAACGGATATAGTTTGCGCCAAACTCGAGGATATATGCTTGCTCATCACTAAACTCAAAATTAACAAGCTTAACCTTGCCGCCATCTTTACTTCTGCCAGCAAAGTATGTGCCGGGCCTGCGCGTTGCGCCGCCCGAAGGATACACCAGCATATTAGATATTGTCTGGGCAGCTTCGTTATACTTTGTTAAGTCGATGCGACCTTCCAGCCGTGGCGATAGCTCACCAGACTTAAAGTTGGTAACAATGGTCGAAACTCTTGCCATGACTTACAGCCTTATGTTCGTAAAGTCTTCTGTGATAATTCTGTCCGGCTTGCCTTCGATAGCATCCATCGACCGAGCTTCCCTTAATCTTGACTCAAAAAGAGCAAACATTTGCTGCGAGACGCTGGTGCTCCCAGTGATAGCGTAGGATGTTTCCGCTGCTAATCTGTAAGCGATAGCATTAGATAAAGACGCATCATACTGCTCAGTGTCTTCTACGCGAGCTATATAGATAATCCGACAGCTATCTTCGTCTGTTAATACCTTGCGTCCCTCAATCTTAAACATTGATTGCGTATCGTATGGGGCAATTTCGTTATCTACGTTTGATGTGTGTAGCGACATAACCCGCAAACAGTAAGGGTCAGAAGGCAAAGTGAACTGGCTCAAGAAACCAAAGGCTGGAACCTCGGAGTCTTTTGCAAGCTGTTTTCTTGTGATTGCTACATTCCAGGGGTGCGAGCGCAGCACAGTGTCTCTGACTGTTTCAAATCGCCGGTTACACAAACGCGCTTCTTTGGAGTTTTCTGCTAGCGAGGTAATAGTTGCCGCGCCCAGCAAGTCCATAGCTTCATTACAAATATCAACAACGGATGCCATTACTTTATCAACCTCGCCACTTTCACCAATGCGCCCTTGCTAGTGTTATTGTCACCACCAAGAACTATATCGCCTGCTTTTGCTGCCTCTCTTGCTAAGTCTTTCAGACGTTCTGTTGGCAGCATTATAACAATTCCGTCGTCTAATATAAACGCCCAATGGTTAGCTTGTGTTGTAGCTATCCCGGAAGGCTTGCCTCTACAAAAAAACTCCACAAACACATTACCTGTCTGTGAAGCCCTGAAATCTCTTTTGACCTCTAGGGTCTTCGATTGTAACAGCTCGCCTAACCATTCTTCCTCTATTTGACCAACCTTTAAGTCGTATCGGAAGTCGCTGTTATATTCCAATTCTCACCCCTTAAAAGGAGGGGGCAATTTCTCGCCCCCTCGCAATATTAGTCTGGAGATTCGTCACAAAGGATTTTAACAACCTTTGCTTCTTCCATGCGAACCGCACCTAGTGACATGCAGTAGTACACCTGAGTTGCGTAGCTTTTATCTGCACGCTCATCAATGCGAGCTGAGATGTCTTTGCCGAGGCCCAGTGTGATACCGTCTTCCGCCCATGCAAAGCAATCGCGGATGTCATCAGTTTCAGAACCATCAGATGTGGCAAGGCGGTTTGTCATAATGAACTTGAAGCCCATGAAGGTATCTAGCTCACCCTGAACGAGTGCCTTGACTGAGTTGAAATCACTTGAAGTCACATTAGTATCGGCAAGCAGAGCTTGAATCTGGCTTGGTCCGACAGCAATGTAGCGCTGAAGTGATGGGTCAACGTCACCTGAATCCAGCTTAAACTTAGCTTCACGCAGCTTTGCCAGCGTCAAGTTAGTGTTGCCTTCTACAACAGTCTGAGTAATGGCTTGTGTGCCAGAACCAGTTTCGCCTGTTGCTGCTGTACCAAGAGCTGCCGCAATGATTACGTCATCCATCGCACGACCCATAGCTGCTGCTGCTGCCATAGCGTAAGATGAAGTCGGGTCAATCAGCATGCGAACCTTATCTTGGTCATCAATCAGGTCAGCGTACTCGTAGTCTGCCAAAGTTAGACGACGCCGTGAGTGTGGTGTGTCAATCTGTGGTGTGTCAGCATGACGAGTTGTCCGAACCTGTGCAGTTGCTGCACCGATTTGGTCAATAAAAGCGTTCTTACCAACAACATTTTCAATGCGAACTGCGTCGCGCAGACGGGAACCCATCTGCTGAGATAGCATCTGCACATTAGCTGAATACTGCTGTACAAACGCGGTGGTTACTTCTGTGGACATAATGTCCTCCTTTAAGTTTCACGTTTACATTTTAGCTTTGCAGTGTGCTACCCGACGCACGGACACTCCTAGTCTTTTTAGCCGACTTGTGGCTATCGTCTTTCCGATTGTCTCCGGGACGAGTTGCCTCGCTACCCCTCATAACCCAATCGTAGTAATTGTCTGCGAGTTGGGCCGGATTTAATACGTCTCGCATAGAACCAAATTCTATTGCCAAACGTAAACAGTCTAGGCGGGTTTGGATTTTATCTAGCTTATCCATGAACCATACCCATCAATTCTTGCATTTTGCGGATAGCTTCTTCATGCCCCGCACCGTGTTTCTTGTCCCAATAAGCATGAGACTTGTCACGCATGATTGCATCAATCTCTGCTTGAGCTGCCTTGGGTGTCATTATCCCCGTTGCCGCACTTTCAGAAACAGTGTCCTCACTTGTGACAGTTTGCCTAAAATCAGCAATTTTTGCAAATGCTTTGACAAAATCAGTGTTGTTACCAAGCTTAGAGCCATCAGCTAATTCGATATTAAAAACATCTTCGCCAGCAAATTCTTGTGCCGCCTTTGCAGCTTGCTCAACCTTTTGGTCAAATGCTCTGCCCCATTCTTGGCGAAGCGCACCTTCGGCCTCTTCCCGGCGTTGCGAGACAACATCCGCTGAAGCTTCTACGCCTTGCTGTATGCTAGACTTGTAATAATCAAGTATGCCCTTTGCTTGGTCTGGGTTTAGGCGAAGGCTGTGGGCTACTTCACTAAACTGAGATGCAACGTCTTCGGTAACAATATTCCCGTCAATTTCGATACTGTACCCGCTGGAATCTTCTGGCCTGCCGAGCTTCCCATAAATACGGTCTAAGTCTTCGTCCGTAGGGTTTACCGGCAACGGTATCTTGTCAGCACCAATTAACTTCTGTGCGTTGACGTAAGACCGGGCTAGATTAGAAACATCTTTGATAGACGTTAAACTAGGGTCTTCCCGTAGCTCTTCTGGAATCATTGATAAAAAATCGTTACCAGACCCGCCTGTAGCAACTTCCGCTGGTGTTTCCAACGTAGCTTCTGGCTGGGCTACCTGTTCGACATTCTCTTCAGACATAATTACTCCTGCATCATGTTGTAAATGTGAAGGATAACCATACGCTTACCCTCCTCGAAAGCTGTGGCATTAGCATCGCCTGCCACATAACTTGAAGTTCGCCAATTAGAGCGAGCCTCCAAATCCTTTAGCACTATTACCCCACTGTCACTAGTGAAGGCCTGCTTATACATTTCGCGTAGCTTATCTACTTCGTTCATTACTCGCCTAACATCCTTACTGCTTGTGCGCCTTGCGCTATATTTGCAACGTCTTCAGTTGTCTGTTGACGCTCTGCCATCTCCTGTTCCTGCGCTGCCCTCTGTTGCCTTGCCTCGTCCACTTCTCTTTGTGAGCGAAGAGTTGTCTTTGGAACACCGAGAGATTCAGTAATATGACGAACAAGACCATCAGGGTCTATATGGTCGCCAACAGGGAATGATTGAGCAAGCGGAAGAAGAACCTCAAGGGCTTTGATTGTGCCATTAAGTGAAGTAGACTTCTGCGCTCTGGCAAGAGGTGATACATATTCAATATCAATATCTCTGCCCTGCAAGCTTTCCGGCGGGATTGATAGCATCTCTTGACGCAGCATAAGCCCAAACACTCTGTCAATTAACGGACGAAGCATCTCATTCATCAATCTTCCTAGAACAGGGCCAATCACCCTCATGCGCTCTTCCTGCCTTTGGATAACTTCCGTAGCAGTCATATTAGGAGCGCCGCCAGATAGTAACTGGTCTACATAGAACGTAGAGCGGATTGCTTCTCTCCGTTGTTCTTCCATGCTTAGACCGATTGGAATGTTAGCACCTGCCTGCAATGGTGTGATTGTATCTCTTGTACCTGCTCTATAAAAGTTAAGGCCACCGGGCTGTGTCCGTACCGGCATAATAAAACCGTCATCAGGAACCAATAAGGGTGGGTCTATTTGTTTCTGAGCTGCCTGAATAATTGTCTTAGACATTAGGTTAAGCATTTTAACATCAGGCAACGCAGACATAGCAGGGCTTCTGCCCATCACTTCGCCTGTTGCTTTTAAGAAGCGCGGAACAATGTATGGGAGTTCTTCAAACCCAGACTCTGACAGTAGCATGCCTGACTCAACGTCAATGTAAAATGACGCATACGGCATGTTCTTGTTGTCACGCTTATTCGGGTCACGGTTAATACGCGGAAGAACAGCATGCAGGATTTCTATTTCTTCATCCGGCTTGTCTTCAAACTTCTTGCGAATGTAATCGCTTACGTTGTCAATTCCGAAACGCTGAATGACCTGCCTAACCGGGGACTTGTACTTTCTAAAGACAGTATCAACAATGCCAAACTGGTTTTCTTGGACGTAAAACTCAGAGATGTGCCGTGTACTGAAGCGAAGATTACCATCATCCATTTCAATAAACATACAGCCAGTACCGAACACAACCAAGTCAACGTACATTTCATGCACTTCAGTCTCAAAGTTAGACTGGTTAAACGCCTGTATCATTCTATTGCTGGAGTCTTCTAGCCATTCCTGAACGTCGTCATCACGAGAAATGTCTGCGTCTTTCATGTTCAGGTGGAACCAAGGCGTTGAGCCGCTGGTTAGCATGCCGTGCAAAGAAGCTGATAACAGGTCTACCGCTTGTA